CGTTTCTCTGACGCAGTATTCACACAAATTCTTTTCCGTATCAAACTCATCGCTACGATAACTACAACCGCACTTAAAACATTTGTAATGGACGTAATATAGCGGATTGTAGCCGCTCCATGTGTCGCCAAGAATCTTTGCAACCTTCTCTACGGTTTCAGAATCAAGGTCAACTTTTTTGATTTCACCTTCTTCAATGTCTCCGTAAACCTCGCTGTGTTTGCCCAACGCTTCACCGAAGTTAACCTGCTTGCCGATAAGAGATTGGACTTCTTCCTCGGTGGCTACAAATAAGCCTTGGAGGGTTCCTTGCCTGCCGCAGTCCCATTCAAATTTCCATAAATATTTACTCATCATTTGCCCTCGCTTTCTTCTCCCATTTCTCCAAGTGCAATTGATACTGCTGTCACCATTTCCATTGCTTCTCTGACCACGGGGTCTTTCATAGCGGCAACCAACAATCTGCCGCAAGCTCCGTCTAATTTGCTTATCATTTCGTCAATACTCATCCAACCAACCTCGCTTTCTTCTTCGCCTTGACTTGCTTTTTCCGTCCCTGCAAAATTACCTCGCTCTTTAACACTCTGTACCTGCTCCCGCCTGAATCTTCGCAAAATAAAACCTCAAAGTATTTTCCGTTTCCTTGAGGCTCAAGGTATTTCTTATAGACTTGGGCTATTATTGTCCTGCCGTTGCGCTGGAAGGCTATAGATTGCATTGTTCGTCACCTCCGAATAGATTTATTTGCTCCTGGTGATTGGCGGCAGATTGCAAGTTTCTAACCGATAACTGAAAATATGAGCCTTTAAGCTCAACACCTACGAATTTTCTGCCCATCTTAACTGCCACGTATCCCTCGCTACCTATACCCATAAAGGGGGAAAGAACAATGTCATTAGGAGCACTCCATAGTTTTAGTGCTCTCCCTATGACGTCAAGGCTAAGCGGTGCAATATGTTTCTCGTCGTCATCTTCGCGGGCAGGTTCTTTGTTGAGTGTTTCAGTGAAGTTTACGTCTGTCCATATCGGGTCGGTAAACCAGTCATTTTGCCAGTAACATTCTGCGTCTTGTTGCCATTGAGGTACGGGGTATTCGTCTTTGGTGTGACTTATCGGGTTCGGATTTACTCCCGGCTTTCGCATGATAACCAGATAATCCGGTATTCCTACTCTACACATGGATGAATCTTTTAATAATTGTTTGTGCAATAACCCTATGGCATGGGTTCGGGTTACTTCTATAACTGGGGATTTTCGTAGGAATATCCTGGGGGAGTGCATGATAAAATTATGGCTCTCAAATAACCTGATTAGTTCACCGGAAAAATCCTTCATGCCTATAACTCCGTCGCGTTCCTTCATTAAGGGAATATCCATACAATGAACTATCATCAGTCTGCCCGGTTGTAATACCCGGTAAAGTTCTGGCACAAGATAATCTCCGAAGTGCTGATAAAATTCCTGGTCATTACCTGAATTGCCTAAATCGTTGGGGGAATTACTGTAACAATAAAGCTGTGAAAAAGGTGGGGAATACATGATACACCCCACTGAATTGTCAGGAATGCCCTTAATTACTTCGCAACTATCACCATTATAAATAGAGAATTTTTCAGTTACAACCTGTTCGTAAACATTAATTAACGTCTCCATAAAAATGCTCCTTTTTGATATTTGTTATTGTTGTCCGATGGACTCCGTATTCCTGTGCCAAGTCTTTTACGCGTTCCCCATTAGCAAGCCTTTTCCTAATTTCTATTACTTGATCGGAAGTAAATTTTCTATTAGCAAGAGACAACTTTTTTCTCCACTCTTCTGTAAATTCCCTATTGCTCATTATTTCCTTCATGTGTTGTTTGTGTTCCTCGGTATGATGCCTGCCTTTGCTGGCTAAACCTATTTTTATTAAAGATTCAGGTTTGTGTTTTCTTCCTACCCATGTTTTTGCCATTCTTTCCTTGGATTCACCAGATAAATTAGTAACTCCGTCGCCACCATCGGTAGAATTAACCAATGGCCATCCATGCTTCTTGGCAAAGGCTATCCAAAATCTCTCTGATTCTTGCCACGGCCATTCTCCATGTATTTCTTCAATAATTATCAATTCAGGCTCTAATCCTCTTTGTTTTAAGGATTGTATCCAGTTGGTTCTGTGGCACTTAGATTTGTCGTTTATGTGATCGCGCAGTCTTTGTTGTGGCCTAATCGACTTTCCAATATATTTAATTAGTTGTGTATCTGGTTCTTTTAGTCCATAAATATAAGCTACATTCAAATTGCTTCACTCCTTAACCACTCAGGCACTACCATTTTGACAGCAGGGTTGTACTCCGTAACTTCTTGGATGGTAGCCCCGACGTTCCTTCTGGTAATGTCCCTGGTGTACTCAACCATCTCCGCTATCATCTGAGCGGCATCACGTTCCTTGCGCTCAAGGTTGGCTTTTACTGCCCCCTCAAGGTCAGACGTAATCATCCAAACGTCAACCGGATTCTTTTGTCCGAACCTTAATTCTCTTCTAACTGCTTGATAATATTGCTCAAAACTATGGCTCAATCCGACAAAAGCCATTTGATTAGCGTGCTGAAAATTAAGCCCAAATCCAAAAATAGACGGTTTAGACACCAGCACCCGATACGTCCCGTCCGCAAACCCCATGGCCGCTTTTTCTTTGTGCTCGTTGGTATCTGAACCTTTAACTTCAATTGCATCTGGTATTGCTCGTTTAAGGGCTTCTGATTCGGCGTTAAGGTTGCACCAAATAAGGAAAGGCTCTTTACTATCGTTCGCTAACTCAGCACACGCCTTAACTCGCTCCGGTAATGTCTGCCTTGCGGCTTCTCGTTGTTTTTGCAATGTCCTGGCCTCAACTGTGAATAAAGAACCGTCTAGGGGGTTGCCGGTCTTAACTATGATTTCGTGGATGTTCAGTGGCGGCAATTCAAAATCCCCGTCCTCATATCCTAAATCACTTGGCTTTGTGATCACCGCTGCCCATGATGCTACCCATTCCCAAAAGCGTTTTTGAGCATGTCCCTTTAATCGCCATTTTGACGTATCGCTGCCATCATGGGTAAAGAACATGGCAAGCATTTCATTTCGTTTCATCACGCCCAAAAACTCTGCCTGTGTGCCCAATTCCATGTAATCGTTCGGGGCCGGTGTAGCCGTTGCGGATAGTTTGAATGGGGTATTCCTAAAAGTATCGGTAATTTGCTGCCGGAGTTTACCGTCAAAAGACTTTAATATCGAACTTTCGTCAATCACTACGCCCCCAAATGTTTCCGGTTTGAAGTGCCGTAGCATCTCGTAGTTAGTTATATTGATTCCCGGCTTAACGTCATCCTGGGTCCGGCAAGGATTAACGATTATACCCATCTTTTTGGCCTCTCTAACGGTCTGCTGGCTTACAGCCAAAGGTGCAAGGATTAAAACATTCTCGCCGGTGTTCTGGTGTACCTGGTTGGCAAATTCCACCTGCATGAACGTCTTGCCTAGCCCGGTGCTGGCGAATGAAGCTGACCGGCCTTTAAGCAAATTCCATCTGGTCAGGTCCTTTTGAAACTCAAACAAAATAGGGCTCAACTTCTCTCGCGGAATGTCAAGCCCTGTGCTCGGGTGTATTATTCGCTTCGATTCCAAAAACTCTTTATAGTTCGTCGCTATCCCTCCCTACATTGCTATTTGTTCTTGAATGGCATTTCTAATTACTGCCAATCTGCGGCTTACTTGCACCTGACTACAACCTAACTGCTTGCCCAACTCCAACTGCGTTAATGCCGGATTTACAAACAACAATGAAAGAATGTCCCGGTCCTGCTTCTTCATGGTTGCGGCGGCAGATTTAATTATTTGCCCGGCTTCGATGGGGCTTATTATTGTGTCGTCAAGCGGTCTCTCGCGATTGGAAAATGATTGCTCCCAATTCAGTCCATCATCGACATTGAGTGTATCTTCAAGATGCAACTCTTTGCTTTTCTTTCGCCAAACTCTGTCTTGATTTAGTGCTGCGTGAGTGATAGCGATGGTGGCAAATGTGGTGAACTTGCTCTTGTCGGGGTCATAATCTCGCGCCGCCTTGACTAATCCCTCAAGGCAGGCAGAAACTAACTCCTCGTATTCCATGTAAACTTTCCTGTGGAGTTTTTGAGCCATGTAATAGGCAAAATTGATATTGTCCTCGACTAATTGCCGCTGCTCAGGTGTTAGGGTCATGGGTTCACCTTCTTTGCTCGCTTATTCTTCGCGTAAATCTTTTTAAGCTCGTCATAGTCAACCCAACCTTGTTCATTGCCATGTTTCAGGTTTCGGCACACCCACCGGAGCAGGATTTCCGGGTGCTTAAACTCAAATAGCTTGCGCCGGAGTTCGCCCTGTTGAGTAGCCGAACCCATGCTCTTTACGTCAACCACTTCGATATGACTGTCATTGTGGATTACCTTGAAGTCAGGGGTGTAGGTTATCGCTTGGCGTTTCCGATTTTGATATGTGAATTTTGGGATTAATTCGTATTGTGGTTGGAGCTCGAAGTCTTGGATTAGCCCGTTTTGCTTTTGCTCCACCAGATAGAGGTAATAAATTGATTCGTCTTTGGAGTCAAAGGCAATTTCGTTAACGATTACTTTTTTGTTGCGGTATTTCGGGGACTTGGGTGGCTTCAAAGTGTCACCCCCAATACCTTGAGCGCGGCACGGCAGATGGATTTTTTCATATTAATCCCTCCTAGTAGTGTATATAGTGGTTTACTTTGTGGTGTATTTGTGGTACAATTTAGTAAATTTTAAAAAGGCGGTGTTTTTATGAAATTATGTCGTGGCTGTGGTAGAACTCTTGACGAATCGGAGTTTACCAAAAATAAGCGTTCTCCTGATGGCTTGGATTGGCGTTGCCGTAATTGCAAAAGAGAACATTCCCGTAAATACATATACAGTGAAAAAGGGATAGAAACTCGTCAAAAGTATTACGAACAACATAAATCTGACCATATGGAATATAAAAAAACTAAACGCAATATATATGCCGAGCAAAATCCGGAAAAAGTTCGGGCTCGGTGGTTGCTGGGTAACGCCGTAAGAAAAGGGTATATACCTAAACCAGAAAATTCTCGCACTTGGCATAACCATTGGGAATTTCATCATCCAGACCACTCTCGCCCATTCTATGGCGTTTGGCTTACTCCCTCAGAACATCGCTTAATGGAGTTGGGACAAATTCCTTGTCCTGAATGCGTAGACTATACCGAGATAGTGCGGCAAAGGGTTTTGGCTGATTGGGGGCTTTTTTAAGCCCCTTTGCTATCAGCGCGTCCATCTCGCGCCCGGCCTGCATCTCGTCTATGTTGTTCAAGTTATCACTCCTTTACTTCGTTAGTTTCTTCGCCTCCCACATTTGTTGAGTCTCTTTGTTGAAGTTTATGGGGATTCCAATTCCCGCCCTTGAATCGCGGGACTTGTCAATCTCAAGCAAGTAATTCCATGTTTCGAAAATTGCGTTATTATTCGCTTCGTAATCTTTTATTTCGTTGAGATTTTTAGGCACTAGCTTGAGCATTAAATCGCACTCGTTTTTCATTCGCTTAGATCCCTGCAATGTTCCATCGTGGTTCAATTGCACCAAAGCCATAACCGCACATTCTAAGTTCTGTGCCATG